GTTTGTAGAGGACAAGGACCAGAAGTCTAGGCTGGCCCATGAAGTCGCTACAATGGCTCAGAGACACGCTCAGGAGCTTGCTAAGGCACAGTTAGAGGTTAACAAAGTAGAAGCAGCACACAAGTCCTTGTTTGTCTCTGGTTGGAGACCTGCAGTTGGCTGGTGTTGTGTACTGGGTATGATGGGTAATTTCATGGTTATACCGTTTACTAACTTTGTACTAGCTCTGTTGGCTATTGAAGTCACTATACCACTCATTGACCTAGAGACTATGATGCCTGTACTAATGGGTATGCTTGGTCTTGGCGCTATGCGCTCTTATGAAAAAACCAAGGGCGTGTCGAGGGAAAAGTAAATGGCATTACAACCTACTAAAGGAATGTTGACAGGATCTAAAGAGACTAAGACTTTGCCCGGAGAGTCTGGTCCCTTTGACCCTAATGCTGGTACAACAGCTAACATTGAAGTGCCCGGCCCTATTCCAGAAGAAGACGGCAGAACTCCCGGTCCTGATTTAAGAACTCGTCTTTACAACCTTTTTAACACAGGTTTTCGTTGGGCAGATATAGCTGAAATATGGGGAGCCGGTGAAGAAAGCCTTGAAGAAATACTAGACCGAGTCGCAGGTAACATTGACGTAGCGCCAGAAGACAGTACACAAGCTAGGCAAATTTTAGGTCAGTATGTAACTGAAGCTTTTGACAGAGCGCAAGAAATTGTTGACACAATGGTTGACAATCCTGAAGAACTTGCGGACATGGAAGACCCCGGTGAGCTAACCAAGTTGTTTATAGAACAAGGTGGTATGTCTTTTGCTGGAGCTACTCCTTCTGTAACTCCTGCTGGATCAAGTGGTCCACTTGTAATATCTGGCGGCGCTGGCGTTACAGGAGAATTTGAAAGAATACAAAACACAGGTGGTAGAATTTTTGGAGAAACCGTTCCTGTAGTACAGTACGACCCAGAAACAGGGGAGCCTTTAAGAGATGAAAACGGCGATCTTGTAACAGTAGAGGAATACCGTGAAGGTCTTTTAGACGTAATGGTTCCGTATATTCCCGGCGTGTCTTTACCTAATTGGATGCCTACTGCTGGTGTTATTTTTCTTCCTACAATACAAGAAGCTGTAAACAAAGTAGGAGACATAATTGACGAAACAGGCATTGGAGAAGCGTGGGAAGAAGGCGACATTGGCGAAGTACTGAATAACATTGGTGAAATTATTGTTCGTTCTGGAGAGGCTGCTGCTGGTGTACTTGAAGAAAAAGTTAGTGAAATTATTGGCACTATTACAGGAGCTATTTCAGACCCTACTAAAGCAGGTACTGTTCTTGGTGGTGTTATTGGAACAGCGTTTCCTTCTATACCTCAATGGCTTCCTCCTTTAATTTTAGATCCTCGTGTTTATGGCGCAGTACGTAATGTACTAACACAAAACTTTAATACTCCTGAAGAAGATTTTCCTCCTATAACTGAAGAAGTAGAACAAGACCCTGCCCTTATGTTTACCAACAGGGGTGACAACTACTTTGTAAGCAGTGAAGGCGATGAGTACTTCCAGTTAGCCGAAAGCGAAGACTTCGACTTTGAGTTTAACGGTCAGTACACCAGAGAGCAGCTAGAAAACACTGGACTAGAGACAATCAACTCTGGTACGTATCAGTCACTGCTGGATGACCTGTCGTTTCATGCACTAGAAGAAGATATCTATCAGTACTCTATAGAAGATCTGGTAGCGCGTTACGAAGAAGAAGGAGGCATACTTCCCGGTGACTGGAAAGAGATGGATGAAGAGTCACGGTACAACTACTTCTTAGACGACTACTTTGACATTCCTACTCGTATTGAAGACCCTGACAAAGACCCTGACGAAGAACCTCCTGTAGAGCCACCTGTAGAACCTGAGCCAGAACCAGAGCCACCTGTAGAACCACCGCCTACAGATCAGCCTGAGCCAGAACCAGAGCCTCCTACAGAAGAACCTGAGCCTGATCCTACAGACACGTCAGTAATTGAAGGTTTGTTTGCTGACTTCTTGGCACAACTAGACGAAGAGTTTACGGGTCAGCAAGAGCAGATCAATCAGATCATACAGAACTTTGTTGAGACACTGCCTGACTTTGACGCAATGCCTACAATGGAGGACATTGCTGAGTACTTTGAAATCAACGGCGTTACACTGTCAGAGCAGAACTTTGATCGTATACGTCAAGAGTTAGCTGATGCAGGTTACCTGACACAAGAGCAATTGACAGAGGCGTTGGCTGGTGTTGCTACGCCAGAGCAAGTACAACAGGCTATTGAAGGTGCTGGCTTTGCTACACCAGAACAGGTAATACAAGCACTGGCAGAAGCAGGTTATGCTACTCCAGACGACATTACTAACGCACTGGCTAACTCAGGGTTTGTTACAGAAGATCGTATGTTACAAGCCTTGGCAGAGGCTGGGTATGCAACCCCTGAGCAAGTAGAACAAATTGTTAACAATGCTATCTCTGGTATTGTTATACCTGAAGGTGCTACTGCAGAAGAAGTACGACAGCTAATCCAAGAGGCTATTAACGGTATACCTGAGGGTATTTCTCTTGAAGACGTAGGCAACGTAGTTAACGAAGCTATCGCTAACATAGAGTTTCCTGAAGGACTGTCAGAGGGTGATGTACGTGGCATTGTAGACAGCTTTGGTTTTGCTACTTCTGCTGACGTACAGGCTGGCTTTGATGATCTTAATGACAAGATTGACAACGTACTTAACGGTGTTGCTACACAGTTTACAGAGCAAGAAGCTGCGTTTGCTGCTGATCTACTTGGTTTAGAAACCTCTGTATTCCAACAGTTAGCGGCTACAGAAGGCGCTCTAAGAGACGAACTGTTAGGCTTAGGTGAAGACTTAGACAGTATTAGAGCAGACTTTTCAGGACGTTTTGATGAGTTTGCAGATACCTTTGCTCTCTTCCAGACAGACGTTAGTGGACAATTTGCTGACCTTAATCAACGCTTTGATGACGCTATCAACGGTATTGCTACACAGTTTAGCGATCAAGAAGCAGAGTTCCTAGCTAGTATTACAGGGCTTGAAGCGTCTTTAATTCAGTCCCTTGCAGCAGTAGAAGGTGGACTTAGTGCTGAACTAGAGATGCTAGGTACTGACCTGATATCTTTGCAAGAAGACGTAGCAGGACGCTTTGATGAGTTTGAGTCGTTTACTTCAGAGCAGTTTGAACTTGCAGCGACTGAACGTCAACAACTACAGCAAGCCATTATTGCGGCTAACGGTGACATTACACAGCTAAGCGCTGACATGCAACAAATGTTTGCAGACTTTGGCGGTACTATTTCTGATCTGTTTGCTGGCGTAGGTGTTGACATTGAAGCACTACAAGCAGGACAAATAACGCAACAAGAAGCACTAGATCAACTACGTACGTCTATAGGACAACAGTTTACTACGGCACAGGAAGAGCGTCAGGAGTTACAACAAGCAATCATAGCTGTTGGTGGTGACGTAACTCAACTTAGTGACGACATGATGCTACGGTTCCAACAGCAGGACCAAAGCATAGAAGAGTTGTTTGCTGGTACTAACGTAAACATTGAAGCACTGCGTCAGGGACAGATAACACAACAAGAAGCATTTGACGCTTACCAGCAGTACACAACAGAGCAGTTTGGTCAAGCACAGCAAGATCGTTTAGCACTAGCTCAAGAGATAATCAGTGTTGGTGGTCAGGTAGAAGCTCTTAGTGCAGACAGTCAACAACGGTTTGCTGAACTAGGTTTGTCTCTTGCTGATCTGCAAGAAGAATTTAATGTAAACCTAGTTGGTCTACAACAGGGTCAGATTAGTCAGGCTGAAGCGTTTGGTCAGTTTAGAGACAGTGTTACTACACGGTTAGGCTTGGCAGAAGAAGAACGTGAAGAAATACTGACACGTCAAGCTGACTTTGAAAGAGTGTACGGTGAAGAGCAACAAGCACTGCAAGAGCAAATTACTACTGGCAATTTACTAACTATGTTAGCTGGGGGTGGTATGTTTGGTGGTGCTGCTGCTCCTGCTCGAGCGCCTTTTGAAGAGTTTATGAAAGGCATAACGTATCGTCCCAGAGAAGCACCAGAGCTTGCTATTAAAACGCCAGCAGTAGACTATAACGAAGAAGCACAGAAATTATTAATGCGAACCCGCAGACGAGGAATGCTGGTATGACGTACCTTAACTTAATGAATAATGTACTACGCCGATTACGAGAAGAAGAAACAACATCGGTTACTGGTACTACCTACGTTAAGATGGTAGGTGATTTTATTAATGATGCAAAGAAAATGGTAGAAGAAGCAACTGATTGGTCAGCTTTGCGTTCTACTATTATTGTTTCTACTACTGCATCAGATAACACTTATTCGCTCACGGGCGGTAGTAACAACGTAAAGGTTATGTGTGTTCTTAACGACACTAGTAACTTGTTCATGGACTACCAAACAAAAGACTGGTTTAACGAACAGTTATATATTAGCAGTGCAGCAGAAGGTGAACCACGGTATTACACGTACAACGGTCTTGATGCTAGTGGTGATACGCAGGTACTAGTAGGACCAACTCCTGACGGTGTATACAATCTTCGGTTTGATGTTGTAAAAAGACAAGCTGATTTGAGCAGTAACACAGATACATTGCTAGTTCCTGCAATGCCTGTTGTACATCTTGCTGTAGCGTTGCTTGCACGAGAACGCGGTGAAACTGGTGGTACTTCTGTTGCTGAGTACTTCCAAATTGCCGATAAGTTTTTGTCTGACGCTATTGCTATAGATGCAGCAAAGCACCCTGAAGAGATGGTATTTAGGACTATTTGATATGGCTCAACAACTGCAAAGTATCAATCTTGTAGCTCCGGCGTTTAAAGGTGTTAACACCGAAGATTCGCCGTTGGCTCAAGACCCGTCGTTTGCAGAAATTGCAGACAACGCCGTGATTGACAAACGTGGTCGTATTGCTGCACGTAAGGGCCACACCGTCGTAACAACAAACAAGACTGTCCTTGGTACTGACTCGTTACGATCTATTAAAGAGTTTAAGGACAACGCAGGAAACACTAAGATATTTTCTGTAGGTAACAATAAGATTATTAGTGGTACGACTACACTAGTTGATGAGACTCCCGGTGGATACAGCATCACTGCAGACAACTGGAAGCTTGTAGACTTTAACGACAAGATTTACTTCTTTCAACGTGGGTTCCAACCTCTTGTGTATGACAACGCAGGAGGCTCTGTAATCACGCTCAGCAGCGTTTCTGGTGCAGCTGGTGTTACTAGTGCTATGTACGGTAACGAAGTCCTAGCGGCTTATGGAAGGCTCTGGACAGCAGACGTCACTGGAGACAAGTCTACTGTTTACTGGTCTGACCTTTTGATCGGCCATGACTGGTCCGGAGGCACTAGCGGTAAAATAGACATATCTAAGGTGTGGCCTGATGGTTACGACGAGATTGTAGCGTTAGCGGCACACAACGGACTGTTGATTATCTTTGGTAAGCACAGCATTGTTGCGTATCAAGGAGCAGAAGCACCAGCAACAATGGCATTGGCAGATACTGTAGCGGGTGTTGGTTGTGTTGACAGAGACACTGTGCAATACACAGGTACGGATGTATTGTTCTTGTCTCACACTGGACTTAAAAGCTTTGGTAGAACAATACAAGAAAAATCAATGCCTATTAGCAGTCTGTCCGGTAACATTACCAAGGACATTATTGCTGCGTTGCAGAACGAGACTGAGTTCTTTAGGTCTGTGTACAGTCCTGAGGAAGGCTTCTACCTGCTAACCTTTACAGGACAAGACGTAACGTATTGTTTTGATGTGCGAAGTACTTTAGAAAATGGAGCATATCGTGTTACTCGTTGGCCGTCTACTAAGTTTACGTCATTTACACGCTTAGACAACGGCACGTTATACATCGGCACTAACAACGGTATTAGCACGTACACCGGCTACAGTGACAACGGAGAAGGCTACAGATTTAAGTACTATAGCCCAAGCTTAACATTTGGTGATAGCTCTAGAATCAAGATTTTAAAGAAGTTGAAGCCGACATTGGTTGGTGCAAACAACGCAACAGTATTTCTTAAGTGGGCTTACGACTTTGAAACAACGTACGCTACTGCAGAATTTACAGTAGGTAACCAAATTACTGGGTTTTATGGTGAAAGTGAGTACACCACCGTAGAGTTTACAGCAGGACAGTTGACCAATGCAAGGTCACTTAATACAACAGGATATGGAACAAGTGTGCAGGTAGGACTAGAGTCAGAGATAGACGGTTTTGCTTTGTCACTACAGGAGATTAACGTAATGGCTTTGATAGGAAAGCTACTTTAACGGGAGTAAAACATGGGACCTTTTCCAACAGTACAACCACCAACAACAGAGGAAAGTTCTGGTAACGCTTTTACAGAAATGTTAAGTGGCTTAGGGTCTTTCCTTTCTCAACCAGATGTCTTGCTTCCGGGTGTAGTTGGTGGACTATTAACAGGGGAAGCATACGGTCGTCTTAGTGATATAGGACGAGAGGCTAGAACAGGCGCAGAAGCTCTTGCTGCACAGCAAATGCAACAAACACAGTTTAGACCGTTTACTGTGACTACTGCTACTGGTGCCGGTATGGGTACTCAGGTAACGCCTGAAGGTGGTATTGAAACTACTATGGGCTTGTCTCCACAAGAAATTGCTTTGCAGAATCAACTACTAGGAGGTGCTGGTGGTTTCTTCGGTCAAGCGGTACAACCTACACTAGATCGTGAACAAGCTATCTTTGAGCGTATGCGTAGAACACAACGTCCTGAAGAGGAGCGTCAACGTCTTGCTACAGAAGAGCGTATGGCTGCACAAGGACGTCTTGGTTTAAGTTCTGCGGCGTATGGTGGTGCTACTCCTGAGTTGTTAGCTCAAGAAACTGCAATAAACGAAGCACGTAACAGGGCTATGTTAGCGGCTATGCAACAAGCTCAAGCAGAACAGATGCAACAAGCAGCATTAGGACAACAGTTCCTTGGTGCAGGTTACTTACCACAGCAACAACTTATGGCGGCTACTCAGCCTGCACAGCAGTTAGCAGCATTGCAACAACAAGCGCAGCTTCAAGGTGCTGGTTTGTTTGGTGAAGCGACTATGTCTGGTCTTGAGGCTCAATTAGTTGCAGAACAGGCACGAGCTAACTTACTAGGACAAACAGGTACTGGTCTTTTACAAGGTGCGTTAACTCCTAGTACAACATCAACTGAAGCAGCTATAATTCAGAAAATTCTTGGAGGCTAAACATGGCTAAGTTTTCACAAGCGTTCCTGCAAGGACTTTTACAGCCTACTTATGGGCAAGGGATGTTTACTGCCGCACAACAAGCAGCACAGCTTCCGGGTCAGCTTAGACAGCAGCAAGCACAACAACAGCAGATGGAAGCATTGCGCTCTATGACGCCTATGCAACGTGCACAGTACTCTATGCAAACAGCTAAGACTCCTGCTCAGATTACCGCTGCTCAAACTCAAATGGACGCTGCTCAAGAAAGTATAGCTGCTGGTAAAAAAGAACAAGCTGCTGCTGAGTTAAATAAATTGTATCAGCAATACATAACTGAAACTAATCCTGAAAAGATTGCTAGTCTTGAAGGTCGTATACGTAGTTTGGCAACGGCTGCTGGTCGTGATGTTACTGCAGTAGAAAACCAACTACAGGCTATTCGTAGTCGTAGGGCAACGGGAGCTACTGAACAACAGTTTGAAGCCTTCTTTGATAAGTACGTACCGGACGATAAAAAAGAAGAGTATCGTGGTCTTACTCAGGCGCAGATACTAACTCGTCTTGATGAAGATGCCGATGTAGAAGAAGCAAGAGAGTGGGCTAAGTGGTTGAACAAGAACACCATAACTGACGGTAATAGGCAGGAAGCTATTGATCTTGCAGTACAGGCATTTGGTAGTAAAGCAGCGGCAGAAGTAGCTAGAGCAGAAGCTAGTCAGCTGTCTAAAGCTAAAGAGTCTAAAGCAGAGCGTAAGCGTACTTTGTTAGTTACTTATCAAGGTAGGCAGGATCCTACGATGGCTGCTATAGGTCAACCTGCTCCTACTGCAAAGCCAACTAAGCTAGAAATTTACCTAGACAAAGACGGTAATGTACCTGAGCGTATTCTTAATATGTTGAATGATACTGCAGTATCTGCGGTAGGTCAAGACTTTGATTATACATGGAGCCTTCCAGTCGCTGAAACAGATGTTACTCCGCCGTTACGTTCACCTACTCAGCCTACAAGTACAGTTCCTACTCTTAATCAATTGATGGGTGGTTAATAATGGTACAGCTGGTCGTTAAAGAAGACGACACTAAGCAGACACCTACAGTAGAAAAACTATTAGAGAAATATGGCAACACGCCTATTGATCAAATACCCGTAGATGATCTGTTAGTGATCTTTGGGGATACCCCTACTAATGAAATACCAGAGCAAGTTCGCGCTACTCTAATGAACGCGGCTGTCCAGCGTAGGGCTAAACAGCTTGGCCCTGAAGAGGCTGGGTTTAGTGGTCTTACTTCTGCACAAGCAGCAGAGATGGCTCCGTTTGCTGCTGGTGGTATGGGTATTCAACGTATAAACGCAGCATCTATAGCTGGCTTTACAGATGGCTTAATGGATTCTCTTCGTGGTTTAGGCTTAGCACCTAAGAAGTCCCTCGAAGAAGAATTTGACACCAGAGTAGAACTAGCTAGAGCGCCTGAAGATTACTTTTCAGGTATGTTAACAGGTTCTGTTGCTGATCCTGTCGGCTTAGCTGTTGGTGGTGTAGGCGGTAAGTTAGCTGTAGCAGGTGCTACTAAAGCTCTACCTAACGCTCCTAGAATAGCTACTGCTTTAGGTATTACTGCTGGCGGTGGTGCAGAAGGTGCGGCTCAAGGTGCTCTTATTCCTGTATACGAAGAGTTCGGTGACAGCCGTTTAATGAACACTCTTTATGGTGCTGGCATAGGTACTGTCTTGGGCGGTGCGGCTGGTACTGCAGGGGCTGTTGTTACTCCACCGCTACGTGCACCTGAAGTAAAACCAGAACTAGCACCACAGCCTGTATCTTTACAGCCCAAAGCTCTGTCGGGTCAAGACTACAAGCCTCGTATGAACAGACCTGTAGAGACTCCTGTCACTACTGCCGCTGTAGAGCCTACACCTCAAGTTACTCGTTCTACTCCTGCTACGCTTAAAGTACAAAACATAGATCAACAGATTGCAGACCTTGAGCAGAAAGCGCAACAAGTAGGACGTAAGAAGCGTAAGCCTATTGAGAAGCAGATAGAAAAACTACGTATTGCTAGACAGAACGAACTTAACCAAGCTAACGAGAAAGCCGCTGTTATTAAAGAAAAAGTTGTCTCACTAGAGAACCAGCTAGATAGGTTGTCTCGCCGCAAAGAAGAACTACAACCCGGAGAGGCTGGTGCAAAGGCTAGGCAAGCTCGTGCAGAACGAAGAGCAGAAGAACTACAAGAAGAAATAGATACTCTTACTGGTCTAGATTACTCACCTAACGGCGGATACGTTGTTACTATATCAGGCGTAGGATACGATAATCCTTTGCAGATTGTTAACAAGAAAAACAGATTAGAGTTAAACAATCCTACTGATGCAGAAATTAGCGTAAAGCTACCACCACCTAAAGAGACTGGTGATCCTGTTACTGATGCAGCGAACAAGTTAAATTATATCCTTAACTCTGACGATGCTGCTCCACGGTTAGGATTGGATGCTCCACCTAGTGCGTCGTCTGCTGGTGTACGCCCTGCAGTACAGTATGCACAAGAAGTATCAGCAGGTGTTGATGAAGCAGCAGCGCGTCGGGCTGGTGAAATGCCACCGTCTACTGCTAGAGATAGAGCAGATATGCCTGTAGGTAGAGACATAGGCAGACAAGAAGAGATGACCCAAGAAGAAATAGGTC